TTACAGCTGATGCTAATGTAGATGTTACAGGAAATCAATTAAATGTATCTACCGGAATAGCTACAGTTACAGCTGATGCTAATGTAGATGTTACAGGAAATCAATTAAATGTATCTACCGGAATAGCTACAGTTACAGCTGATGCTAATGTAGATGTTACAGGAAATCAATTAAATGTATCTACCGGAATAGCTACAGTTACAGCTGATGCTAATGTAGATGTTACAGGAAATCAATTAAATGTATCTACCGGAATAGCCACAGTTACAGCTGATGCTAACGTAAATGTTACAGGAAATAGACTAAACTTTACTATTGGAGATGTAACAGTAACAGGTGATGCTAATGTAGATGTCACAGGAAATCAATTAAATGTATCTACAGGAACAGCAACAGTTACAGCAGATGCTAATGTAGATGTCACAGGTGAACAATTAAATGTTGCAACAGGAATAGCAACCGTTACAGCTGATGCTAATGTAGATGTTACCGGAAATAGAATTAATGCTTCAATTGGTGATGTCACAGTAACAGGTGATGCTAATGTAGACGTAACTGGTGAACAATTAAACGTATCTACTGGAATAGCAACAGTCACTGCAGACGCTAACGTACCTGTTACAGGTAATAGAATTAATGCTGCAATAGGAGATGTCACAGTAACAGGTGATGCTAATGTAGACGTAACTGGTGAACAATTAAATGTTTCAACAGGAACTGTTTCAGTCACTGCAGATGCAAATGTAAATGTAACAGGCAATAGAATTAATGCTACAATAGGAGATGTTACTGTAGAAGCAGATGCTAATGTAGATGTAACGGGTGAACAATTAAATGTTTCAACAGGAACCGTTTCAGTTACAGCAGATGCAAATGTAAATGTAACAGGAAGTCAATTAAACTTTGCAATTGGAGATGTCACAGTAACAGGTGATGCTAATGTTGATGTAACAGGTGAGCAATTAAATGTATCTACTGGTATAGCAACTGTTACAGCAGACGCGAATGTTGACGTAACAGGTGAACGATTAAATTTAGACACAGGAACCGTTTCAGTTACAGCAGATGCAAATGTAAATGTGACAGGAAGTCAATTAAACTTTGCAATTGGAGATGTTACAGTTACTGGAGATGCTAATGTTGATGTAACTGGTGAGCAATTAAATGTATCTACAGGAACTGTTTCAGTTACTGCAGATGCAAATGCAAATGTAACAGGAAGTCAATTAAACTTTGCAATTGGAGATGTTACAGTTACTGGAGACGCAACCGTAAATGTCACTGGAAGTAGAATCGATGCTTCAATTGGTGATGTTGAAGTTACAGCAGATGCTAATGTATTTGTAACAGGTAATAGATTTAATATTTCTACAAATAATGTATTTATTAGAGCATGGAGCGAAATAGATCCTGATGTAGATGAAACTTGGACTCCAATTACAACAGGAGTAACGAATACATGGACAGAAATAGACCCAGTAGGTCTTCCTCCAGTTCCATAAAAGATTGACGTTGAGAAAAATTAATATAATATGATAATATAAGGAGATAAATATGGCATCGAGTTATTCAACAAACGCTAAACTTGAATTAATGGTTACCGGAGAAAAATCTGGTACATGGGGTGGAATTACAAACACTAATTTACAAATCTTAGAACAAATAGCTACAGGTTATTTAAGCTTAGCAGTAGGTGGTGCAGATGTAAATTTAGCTTTATCAGACGGTGCTACTTCAAATGGTAAAAATCTATATTATAAATTAACTGGAACTTTAACAGGCAATAGAGCAGTAACTATGCCTGATACAGCAGAAAGAGTTTTTGTTGTGGAAGATGCAACAACAAGAACATCTTCAAATTATACTTTAACAATAAAAACAGTATCAGGAACAGGAGTTACTTTACCTGTAGGTGGTAAAGCTTTAGTTTACTCTGATGGTACAAATATTAATCAAGGTTTAATTACAAAAGGTTATAATACAATTACTGATTCAAATAGCCCATACACAGCAGTAGCAAACGATCAAATTTTAGCAAACACATCTTCTGGAACTATAACTGTGACTTTACCTGCAACTCCTTCTACGGGAGATGAAGTAACCATTATTGATGCAAGAGGCACTTTTAATACTAATAATTTAACTGTTGGTAGAAATGGTGAGCCTATAAATTCAGCTGCATCGGATTTAACTTTAAGTACAAATGGTCAAGCAATTACTTTAGTTTACGTAGATGCGACAAGAGGTTGGGCATATAAAACAAACACAGCATAAGGAGCTTGGAGCATGGCTCTTATTGATTTTAAATTATTACCCGGAATAGATAAACAGAATACTAGTGCCGGTGCAGAACAGCGTTGGGTAGATTCTGATAAAGTAAGATTTAGATATGGACTACCAGAAAAAGTAGGTGGATGGCAATCCCCTATTAAAGAATCTATTGTTGGTGTTGCAAGAAAGATGCATTCTTTTGCTGATTTAGCAGGTAATAGATATCTTGCAATTGGTACCGATAAATTTTTACTTATATATTATGACGGTGAACTTTATGACATTACACCTTTAAAACCAACTTTACCATTTGCTACAATTGAAACTACAGCATCTTCTGATCAAGTAACAATTGGTTATACTAGCCATGGATTAAGTGAAGGTGATATTATTTTATTAGATAATACACTTTTGCCAATAGGCACAGGATATAATGCAACTGATTTTGATGATAAACTATTTCAAGTAACAAGTGTTACTGATGCTGATAATTTTGTAATTACACAAAGTTCAGCTGCAACCGGTAGTGCAGGACCGGGTGGATCTATAGACATAACTCCATATGAAACTGTAGGTCCTCAAACACAAACATACGGTTATGGATGGGGAACAGGAACATGGGGATCAAGTACTTGGGGCACGGCTAAAACTTCAAGTGACGTGATTCTGGAACCAGGCCTCTGGAGTCTTGATAATTATGGACAAGTTTTAATTGCAACGATTGCGAATGGAAAAACATTTACTTGGAATGCAGGAGCTGTAACTCCATTAACAGTTAGAGCATCTACAAGTACTTCTGGTTTTGAAACAACCAGCAATCCAACTGCAACTCGATTTTCTATGGTCTCTCCTACAACAAGATACTTAATTCATTTTGGAACTGAATTAACTATTGGAGATGCAACGACTCAAGATGATATGTTTATAAGATTTTCAGATCAAGAAAATATTAACGAATATACTGCAACTTCAATTAACACATCAGGATCACAAAGATTACAAGATGGAACTAAATTAATGGGAGCTGTAAAAGCAAAAGAAACTATGTTGGTTTGGACAGATAATGCATTATTTGATATGCGATTTATAGGTCCTCCTTTTACTTTTGGTTTTCAACAAGTTGGAACTAGTTGTGGATTGATTGGTAAAAATGCAGCAATAGAAATAGATGGTATTGCTTTTTGGATGAGTCAAAAAGGATTCTTTGCTTATGATGGTACAGTTAGATCATTACCTTGTTCTGTAGAAGATTATGTATTTGATGATATTGATACTACAAAAGGTCAACAAATATATGCAGGAATTAATCATCTTTATACAGAAATAATTTGGTATTATCCTTCTGCTAATTCTGATTATGTTGATAGGTATGTTATATACAACTATGTAGATAAAGCTTGGTATATTGGTACAGAAGCTAGAACAACTTGGGAAGATGGTGAAATATATCCAAAACCTTTTGCAACTAAATTCACGGATCAGGCATCAGGGACCTTTCCTGTTGTAATAGGAGAATCAGGATTAGGTAAAACTCAATTATTTGAACATGAAGTAGGAACAGATCAAATAGATGAAAATGGAACTGTAACCACTGTTACCTCTTATATTAAGTCTTTTGATTTTGATATACAAAGTCAAGGAGGAATAGCAGGAGAAGTATTTTTAGCAATAAGAAGATTTGTACCTGATTTTGAATCTATTCAAGGTAATGCAAAAGTAACTTTAGGTATTAAACGATATCCACAACAATCTGATAGTACAAGTACTTTAAGTCCATTTACAATAGATTCAACTACAACTAAAAAAGATACAAGAGCAAGAGGAAGATTTGTAAATATAAAAATAGAAAATGATTCTAGTTCTGAGTCTTGGAGATTTGGAACATTTAGATTAGATATTCAACAGGACGGTAGAAGATAATGGCAAAAATAAATGTAAGAGTTCCAGAGCCAAAAGATAAATATGATATCTCTACTCAAAAACAAGTTAATAGAGCTATTAAATCAATCGTTGAACAATTAAACACTACATTCTTACAAGATTTAAAAGAAGAAGATGAAAGATATACTTGGTTCAAAGGTGGAGGAGGTTGTTAATGAGTTCTTGTAATAACGTAAATACAGAAACACAAAATGTTATTATTAGCGGTGGAGATGGTTCAGCTGCTTATGATGCATTTGGAAGATTAAGAGTTTCTAATCCATTAACTATCTTTGACAGCACTAATGTAATGTCAAAGAACACTTTATTTGATGAATCATTAACAGGATCAGGAACAGTTACTTACACAGCAAATAAATCTACAGTTAATTTAAATGTTACCACAGCTAGTGGTGATAAAGTTATTAGACAATCTAAAAGAGTAATGTCTTATCAACCAGGTAAGTCATTATTAAATTTAAATACATTTGTAATGAATGCTCAAGAATCTGGGTTAGAACAAAGAGTTGGAATGTTTGATGCAAACAATGGAATCTTTTTTGAAGACACTGGAACTGCTTACCAAATAGTAAGAAGATCATATACATCAGGATCAAGTGTTGATGATCCAATATTACAATCATCTTGGAACGGTGATAAGTTAGATGGTACAGGTGAATCTGGATATGATTTACATTTTGATAGACCTACTATTATGTTTATGGATTTTGAATGGTTAGGTATGGGTGCAGTAAGAGTAGGCTTTGTAGTAGATGGAAAGTTTATTGTAGCTCATACTTTTTATAATGCAAACAATGCTTCTATTAGTACAGTTTATATGCAAACTGCAAATCTACCTATTCGATATGAAATTGAAACTACAGGAACTATTTCAGGTGCAGCGGTATTGCAACAAGTATGTTCAACAACAATGATCGAAGGTGGATATGCACCATCTGGAATACAACAAATGATCGGTACAGCTTCTTTAGGTGGAGTTAATTTAACTACAGCTGGAACTTTTTATAATTTAGCTACAATTAGTTTACAATCATCTAGACCTTACGCTGTTATAGTATCTCAAGGCTTTGATGCATCTGCAGTAGCTAACTCTGATTTTGAAGTACAACTAAGACTCAATGCTACACCATCTACAGCATTTTCATATACAACCTATTCAGATAATGTTAAATATGATTTAACAGGAACAACCACAATTACTGGAGGAACTATTATTGGTAAAGCTTATCTTTCAGGTAAAGCATCTAATTCTATTCAATTTGGTGATGGATTTAATTTTGACTATCAATTAGGACAGACAATTAGTGGTACTTCTGATACACTAACACTATGTGCCAAAGGTGCATCAAATGGTGATGACGTCGTCGGTAATTTAAAATGGGTTGATTTAACATAATGGCAAATAAATATAGAAACGCATTCTACGAACCTACATTAACGGATACTCCGGAGACAATATATACTTGTCCTCAGCAGACAACGACTATATTTCAAACTTTGCAATTGACAAATACCGGAGGAAGTAAAAACGTATCGGTTTATATAACGGATTCTAGTGCTACTACACAGTACAGAATAGCTTATGCACAGATCACAGGACCTACTATTTGTAATGTTCTTAAGGGGTCTATAGTGTTAGAAGAGGGTGATACATTAGAGGTTGAAACATCCTCTGTTTCTGGTATAAGTGGAACAGCAGCATTGCTAGAAACAACAAGAGTTTATGTGTCAGAAACAGGAGGAGGATTACCTGCATAAGATGCAAAAGGAGGAATCGCATAATGTTTAAAGAAAAAGGATCAGTAAGATATGAAACGATAAATGGTAAAAAAGTCCCTGTCGTAGAATGTGAAACTGAAATTGTTTTAAGAAATACAAAAACAAATTATGAATATAATTCTGATCAAGAAGCAGAAGATGATATCAATAATCCGGATACAGATACAGTTAGATCCGATGTTACAAGATCAGTTAAAATAAAAGTGGCTAAAATGCCATCACTAGGTGCAGTATCAGAATAGTATGTCAATACTGAGAGGAAATATGAAAAGACAATTGTATCAGCAAGGAGGAGAAATTTTTCCTAGAATAAATGAATTAGGATCACAAGTTTCTACTGCTGAACAAACTCTTCAAAATATTTCTCAAAGATTAGAATCTGCAGAAAATCAATTAGGAAATTCTTCAATGTCAGGAGGACCTAATTTAATGTCAGTTAATCCTAATATATATCAACGACCATTAGGTGTTACTTCTAGACCAGGATTTTTAGGAAGACCTTTACAATTACCTGGTACCTCAACAGGTATCTTGGGAGCATTGAATGCAAATACAAATAGTCTTTTGCAGTCACCAGATAGTGCTATGCAGTCACCAGTTTTTTCAGGTTTAGCTGGACAAATCGCTGAAAGACAAAATTATGGATTAGGAAGTTTTGTAAAGAAGGCATTTAAAAAAGCTAAGAACGTAGTTAAAAAAGTTGCTAAATCACCTTTAGGTAAAATAGGTATTGCTGCAGGTATAGGTGCTTTATTTGCTCCAAGTGCAGCAGCAGGATTGTTTGGTAAATTAGGAGGTATGTTTGGCGGTGCCGGTAAATTTTTACTTGGAACTCCTGCTACAATTGGCAGAGGTGCATCTGGTTTTCTAACTACGTTAGGAGGAACTCCAGGTCTTCTTGGAAAAATGGGTTTAACAAAAGGAGCAGGTGCTCTTGGTTTAACTGCTTTAGGTAAAACTGCTGCAATAGGAGCAGGTAGTGCTTTACTAGGAGGTTTATTTGCAGGTAAAACTCCAGAGGAAGTTGAAGCATTAAAACAAGATCCTAATGCATTAGAAGCATACTTAAGAGATTATTATTCAAAATTAAATCCTAGTGCAGAACCTGGAGAAGTAGATGAATTTGTTAAAACTAATTTATATTCATCAGGAGGTAGAGTAGGATTTAGAGAAGGTGAACTAGCAATTTCACCTGATCGACCTTTTTCTCCAGAAAAAGGACTTGGTACACTACTGCCTAATCTATATGCACAAGTTTTGGCACAATCAGAACCTCCAGAAAGAAGACCTGATACAATATTACCTGATAAAGATCCACAAGTTTTGGCACAATCAGGACCTCCACAAGCTGCAACAGGACCAACACTTTTACAATCTTCAAGGCCTTCAACAACATCTGGAAATTCATTATACGCAGATGTGTTAGAGTATTTAAAAAGACCTGCATCTGATATAGCATCAGGAACTACACCAACTTATCAACTACCAAGTGATTTTGGGATAGCGCCACCTTTAATGCCTTCAGAACAAACACCAGAATATATAAATGAATATTATGAACAATATTTACCAACAGCTCCGTCCAAGCCTTTAGGTTTTGAAGAATATATTTATGGAAAATATGGACCAGGTGCTTTATTTAGTCCTTATACAGGTCCATTTAATTCATTTCCACCAGATTATTATATAGATCAAAATTTAAGTGGTCAAGAATTAGCTGAAAAATATGGATTGGAATACAACAGTGGAGGTAGAGTTGGTTTTCAAGAAGGAACTCCGGGATCTAGTTATACTGAAGCAGGTGAAACTTATTTATATGGTCCAGATGGAAAACTTTATGAAGTAGGATCAGGAAGACCTTATGCAGGAGAAAATTATGCATATGATCCAGACTGGAACCCAAGTGCAACCGTAACCTCAGCAGAAAATGTTGTTTATGATTCTGCATTAGATGATTTAGAAGGTTTAAGAGATCCTTTTCAACCGGCAATAACACCTGAAATTAAACCTGAAGTACCTACAGAAATTGCTGAATCTAAAATGGGCGGTTATGACTATAGTGGTATAACAGAACCTGCAAAAGAAATTGCTAAAAATATTGCAATAAAAGAAATAGCGAAAAAAGGTGCTGCTTCAAGTGGAATTTTAGGTTCTGTTTTAGGTAATATACCTCAATTAATGGCTTTAAAAGGAGTTTATGATTTATATAAATATCAAACTAGTAAACCTTCTTCTAAAGAAGAAATGATTTATGGAACAGATCCTAGTTCTTCTAGTATCTTTTTTAATAGGCAATACCGTGCATATGGA